AACAGTTAAATAGACTGTATACTAAAACTTAGCGGACTTTCTACGTCATTCATCCCGCTTTATAAACTCTGCATGTCGTCAAACTTGCTACCTTACAAAGGAGACTAGAGATGGCAAATCTACAACCCGTACTTTATAAGTACACTTCGACAAAAGAATATCACGATGCATTTCCCTGTGCTTACAGGCAATGGAGAAGTGATAGTCACTGTAATCTAATTCACGGCTATTCATTTAGCATGAAATTTTACTTTGGCACCAACGACCTAGACGTCCGCAATTGGGCGGCTGACTATGGTGGTTTGAAAGAACTTAAAAAGACACTGGAAGATCAATTTGATCATACACTAATTGTTGCACAAGACGATCCATGTCTTGCTACATTTAAAATGTTGCAAGAAAAGAATATGGCTAAGATTGTTATCCTGCCGGCACTAGGCTGTGAAGCACTAAGCGACATGCTTTACAAATACGTGAATGGTGTTTACATTCCAGAAATGTGGGGTCCTGGTGAAGCAGCTAGGCTTTGGTGTTATCGTGTAGAAGTACGTGAGACACAGAGCAATATGGCTTTCCGTGAAGGTCATCGAGAATGGAATGAGGATCTGTTTGCGTGAACTCGCTTGAACGTATATGGGCCCGGGCGACCGGGCACCTAATGGGTCAAACAGATGAGGATAGACCAGATGTGCCCATCCTTTCTCTACGCGAAGCTCGAATTGCTCTATTCTTTAAAACATTCTGGGTAATTATTCATGTTATAACCTGTCTGTTTATTATTGCCAACACCATTAGACATTGGTAAATAATTATATGCGTACATTTAACATTCATAATATAAAATTAGGAAACAACGAGCCGTTGGTATTGATTGCCGGGCCTTGTCAAATTGAAAGTCTAGACCATACACTCGAAACTGCACATAGCATAAAAGAAACCTGCGATAGTTTAGGAATTAAATTTATCTATAAAAGCAGCTTTGACAAAGCCAATCGATCTAGCATATCAACTCAACGAGGTATTGGAATTGACGAAGGTTTAAAAATTCTCAATACCGTTAAACATCAGTTAGGAGTGCCAGTTTTAACTGACATTCACGAAAGCTATCAGGCAGAACTGTGTGCTACAGCTGGCATTGATGTACTACAGATCCCAGCATTTCTCTGTAGACAGACTGACCTATTGTTGGCAGCAGGTGCTACAGGCTGTGCCATCAATGTCAAGAAGGGGCAGTTCCTTGCACCTCACGATATGAAGAACGTTGCGACAAAGATTGCTTCAACTGGCAATGACCGCATCATGTTATGCGAAAGAGGATACACTCATGGATATAATAATCTTGTTGTTGATATGCGTAGTCTACCCATTATGGCAAGCACCGGGTATCCAGTGGTCTTTGATGCCACACATAGTGTTCAGCAACCAGGGGGATTGGGCTCAGTCTCCGGAGGGGATCGTACTATGGTCCCGTACCTCGCGAGGGCAGCAGTGGCCACCGGATGCGTAAGTGCAGTGTTTATGGAATGTCATGAAGATCCAGACAATGCCCCTAGCGATGGTCCCAATATGATAATGTTGTCTAATCTTAAAAACGTGTTAGAAAGTCTTATAAAAATAGATGGAATTGTTAAATCCTCCTCAAACTAAACAAGAACGAAAGCGACTCAAGGCTATTAGAAGATTTGAAAAAGAGTCTCAACATCTGCAAAAAGAAATTGGTGTCGGTGATGCTAATCCTGAAAAAGTAACTGTTCTGTGTGTAAAATTTGGTACTAAGTACGGGCGTGAATATATCGAACGACTTCGGAACATGGTATCCCGCCATCTTACGGTACCTTATGAATTTGTCTGCATCACTGATGATCAACACTCCATACCTGGTGTTCGAAGTATTGTGCAACCTATGAAAAATTATAAAAAAATATGGTGGCACAAGGTACATATGTTTGATCCTGGGCTGCCAATACAAGGAAGAATATTATATTTTGATCTTGACGTGATAATACACGCCAATATTGATAGTCTTGCAATCGGTCACGGACATAGTTTCTTGGGTATCAAAGATTTTAATAGAAAATTTCATGCTTCGTGGACCTATCTCAATAGTTCAGTTATGAGTTGGATACACGGATCACAAACTCATATCTATCAAGAATTTAATAATAACCCAAACGAAGCACAAAAACTGCAAGGTGATCAAGATTGGATATGGAAAACCAGCAAGGATCGTATAAAGTTTTGGCCCATAGAATGGATTCAAAGTTACAAATGGGAAATTCGCAGTCGCGAAGAACTGGTGTTGAAGGACGGTAAACGAAACTTCAAGTCAGTGATCAATCCAAAAATTCCAATCAATTGCAGTGTTTGTGTATTTCACGGAGATCCAAATCCTCACGATGTTTTAGATCCGTATGTAGTTGACAACTGGCGGTGATTGTGCTATAATAATAGCATGACTACTATTACCCCCGAAGCATTACGCACTCTGCTTCTTGAAAACGAGTGTGTTGTTGAATTTACCAAAGTCAACGGCGAGACTCGAGCTATGCCCTGTACACTCAAGGCAGAGCTCATTCCTGCTCCTACTCCCCATATTAGTAACACAGACAATCCCGTTGACTTTCCCAAAGTTAAAAAAGAAAATCCTAATGTTATGAGTGTTTGGTGTTTAGATAAAAAGGAATGGCGATCCTTCCGTATCGCCAATGTGATCTCAGCGAAAGTAAAAGATGAAACTAACACAGTACAGTCGTAATCGTATCCTAGAAACTTTTAACCGCTGGAATGTACCTAAAGAGTTTGCCGAGCCAATGTACAATTATCTTGTTCATGGGTTTAGTCCGGGCGGATGTTTTACCGCGGTGCTAGCCAATGACTTTCACCGTGCTATACGTAGCAGTCATCCTGGCAACACTGTCGAAGCATTTAAGGCTCTGTCTGGTTGGATAGATGAATGCATACCTCCCGAAACAAAAGGTAACTATAATAATGTTGAAGTTTGGTGCAGTCTACCTGCAGATGTTCGTAGATCAATATTAGAAGACTGCGAAATAATCTATACTGAGCAACAAGAAATTATGATGGCTCTGCAAAGTAAACCCACAGTTGAACCTGTCTTTTTTTAATGAAAGAAACTATGATTAAACGCATAGGCTTTGCCTGCAAATGGATCAATGATCCTGAAGAAGTCAACGGCATGAAGATCAATGCCAAAGACCGTGACTTAAATACTGGTGCTACTACAGTTAGGTGGTTGCGTGAACATCCCCAAGAAGCAGAACAGCGACTTTGGGACTTGATGAAACGAAATATTGATGCCTGCACCAAGTTGGTGGCCAGGGTAGGAACACTAGATGAAGATCTTAGAATGGTACGACTCAGCAGCGATATACTGCCTGTATACACTGAGCCTAGTTGGAAGTGGTTTTGGCGGCAGCCCGATGTTAGAGCCTATGCAGAAACAGCATTTAGAACAGTGGGAGATTTGGCTCGCCAGAACGGTGTTCGCCTGTCTTTCCACCCTGGTCAGTTTTGCGTGTTGGCATCTATCAACCCTGGTATTGTAGAACGAAGTATCGAAGAGTTTGAGTATCATGTGGACATGGCTCGCTGGATGGGCTATGGCAAGACGTTTCAAGACTTTAAGATCAATGTGCATATCTCGGGTAAGCAAGGTCCACAAGGTGTTCGTGATGCTCTAAGCAAAATGACACCCGAAGCCCGTAACTGTCTTACCATTGAGAATGACGAAATGACCTGGGGCATTGACTCTAGCATTGAGTTGGTCAAGGACTGTGCCCTGGTCATGGACATACATCATCATTGGATTAACTCTGGAGAATATATTGAAGCAACTGACGACCGTGTTAAGCGGATTATTGATAGCTGGCGTGGCGTTCGCCCTGTTTTACATTATAGTGTTTCACGGGAAGACTGTCTTATTGACCATCCCGGACATATCCGTCCCAATCTTTCGACCCTCTTAGAGCAGGGCTACAAAAAACAAAAGCTCAGAGCACATTCAGAATTTTACTGGAATACAGCAGTAAATGAATGGGCACTGAGCTTTCGAGACTCGTTTGACATCATGTGCGAAAGCAAGGCTAAGAATCTATCCAGCTTTGCACTCTATGAACAAAGTCTTAAGCAGCCGGCTTTACTTTTGGCTTAAGTGGTGCTTTTGGCTTAGGTGGTGCTTTTGACGTTGCAGTCTTTGGAGCAACAGGCTTTTTGGCAACCTGTGGCTTTTTAGGTGCAGGCTTTTTAGCAGGTGCTTGTTCAACCACAGCCGCTGGAACAACTGCTTCTGCCTCAACAACCACTGCTTCAACTACAGGCGCAGGTGCTGCCTCAACAACCACTGCCTCAACTACAGGCGCAGGTGCTGCCTCAGCTTTATATGGGGCTTCCGCAGTTTGTTCTGCTGGCTTGGCGCCAAATAGTTTCTTTAATAAATCGATCATACTAAATCTCCTTAGGAATTTATTTAGCGGTAAATACATATATGGAATTTAAATTCATTCAAAAGTTTATAATCGAAGGCAAAAAAGACAAACTCATACAGTTGACACTGCCCTACGACCCCGATGAGTTGGCGCCAATAAAATCCAAAGAAACTATAGATTATCACTACGGTACACTATATAAAGCCTATGTTGATCGATACAACAAGGGCGAGGGTGATGACGATTTCAACGAAGCTGGTGCGTTTTTACACAATATCTATTTTGGTCAATTACAAAAACCAGAAGGTGCCAATAGACCCTATGATGCTATTTTACAGTTTATAGAAAAACATTTTGATACATTTGATCGTTTCAAAGAAGAATTTGAAAAAACTGCTATGACAATACAAGGCAGCGGGTGGGCATACCTAGCTCGAGATGGCAAGATCAAAACCATTGCGAATCACGAAATTAGAAATGATATTGTGCTGTTAGTAGATTGGTGGGAACACGCTTGGGCTTTAGACTATCAGGCTGATAAAAAAAGCTATTTGAAAAACATATGGAAGCTAATAAACTGGAGAGTAATCAATGGCGTACTCGGACAAAGTAATCGATCACTATGAAAACCCACGTAATGTAGGATCATTTGCTAAAGATGATCCCAACATAGGCACAGGTATGGTCGGTGCTCCGGCATGCGGAGATGTAATGAAATTACAGATAAAGGTAGACAATGATACAGGTCTTATTACAGATGCAAAATTTAAAACGTATGGCTGCGGATCGGCTATCGCGAGTTCGAGCCTCATTACAGAATGGGTCAAAGGAAAAACCCTCGACCAAGCCGGAGCAATTAAAAACTCCGAAATCGCCGAAGAACTAGCCCTACCTCCAGTAAAGATACACTGTAGTATTCTAGCAGAGGATGCAATCAAAGCAGCCGTAAATGATTACCGTAACCGACACAGCCTGTAAAAGAATTAAGCAAACACTTGCCAAACGTGGCAAGGGTGCGGGTATTCGAATAGGTGTTAGAACTACAGGGTGTAGTGGGTTGGCCTACGTATTAGAATACGTAGATGACTACAAACCCGAAACTGGAGTAACTAATTTTGCTCAAGATGGTTTTGTTGTTTTGGTAGATGCCAAAAGTCTAGTGTATCTAAAAGGGATAACTATGGATTGGGTTCGCAATGGGCTCAATGAGGGATTTGACTTCGTCAATCCCAACGAACGTGATCGATGCGGTTGCGGTGAAAGTTTTAGAGTTTAGAAATATCTAGATCAGCGTCAGCGGGCATATCCCAGATTTTCTTGTGATCTACTCCTGTTCGCTGCGCAAATCTCTTGATATCGCACCCAGAACAACAATGAAAGTAGTTGTTATTCAACCGTTTTCTATCTATATTTTTTAGATCTCTTTCAAACACTGCATCACAGTCATCACACTTTAAAGTCACAACGGTTTTTGTCCTGGTATAACTGTGTTGATTGCCCAGTTTACTGAACCTAACATATTGATTTTTCTGCGATCTGGTCTGTATGAACATCTAGTATTTACATTAGGCTTATAAAAACTTTGGATAAATATTATCGATATCCAAACACATAGGATCTGCTATGGCAAGAAAAATTATTAATATTGGTGCAATTGGCAACGACGGCACCGGCGACAGTATCAGAGACAGTTTTAGATCTGTCAACGACAACTTTAGAGAACTCTATAGTTCACTAGGACTAGGTGAAAAACTCACATTCATAGGTCTAGATGATACACCCGAATCATTTCCTAACGATTATGAAAATGCGTTGGTTGTGATCAATGATACCACAGACGGCGTGGTTTTCAAAAAACTAGAAGCTGGCGTAGGTGTTCAAATTGATTTTGATACCAGTCAAAATTCCATTGTGGTCAACAGCTTGTTTTCAGATATTTCAGGCGATCCTAATCCAAATCTAGGAGGACCAGTTAATGCTCAAAGTGGTGGAGTAAGATATCCTATTGGAAATTTACCCGATATAGGATCTTTTTCTGAACTCACTGATTCAATTGGCAGAATAAACACAATTCACGGATCCACTGCCACAGAAACAAACAGACTGGCGGCCAATAAGGGCTATGTAGATTCCAAGATATCCCTGCAGGGCATAGATGCTGTTGATCCTGCTACCAATACAACCAACACTGCATTTGGTACCATGACCGGGCCGTTGATACTTTCAAGAGACCCTGTGGATGATGATGATGTGGCCTACAATGGTTTGATAGCTGCCACCAAACGATATGTTGACAGTTCCGGTTATAGCAGCACAGTGAATCTGTATGTGAGTACAGCCGGGTTAGATGATCGACCAGGTGTTGGATTAGACCGACAAGGTCGCAGTTTGGCCTATGCATATAAGACACTAGAAGCTGCTCTTAAACGTGCAGAAGAATTGGTGCTGGAAGCACCGTTAGAAATTGGCCCTTACAAGAAAGTTCTTACTTGGAACAACGGTGATGAGCCTTGTACTCTAGTAGAAATTGACGATACCAGTGCTACCGCAGGCACTGGTTTCAGTCCTGCATTTATTTTTATGAATGTGGACACAGTTGAAATTGTCAGCGGTGGCCTAAATTATCTACCCGGTGACATACTTACTGTGGCCACTGGTACCGGTACAGCAGCAAGATATCAGGTGCTGTCGGTTAGTCCTGGCGGCTCAGGAGGACGAGGACCAGTTACTGCCATTAGACAGATCACTGGCGGCAACTACAGCGTGTTGCCCGCACCAGTGGCTCCAGCAGCCACTACCTGTCCCGGCAGCAGTGTTGGTGTTAGAACTGGATGCACACTAAATCTCACATTCAAAGTGGCCAGAGTGCAGGTTAACTCGGGAGGCCGTGGAACTGGATACGGTTTAGTGTCAGTGAGATTTGTTGGTGGTGGTGGTGGTGGAGCCTTTGGTGTAGCAGATGTTAGCGCAGTTGACGGCGGCATAAACAGCATCAGTATCACCAACGGAGGAACAGGGTTTACTTCGCAGCCATCTATACTTGTGAGTCTTCCAAGATTTAGATTGTTTACCAGCGGTTACAGAACAGACTTTACTGGAAATCCTGCATTGAGCACAGTGGCTGCTAACGCAGCCAAAGACATACGAGAAGGACTATATCTTCGTGGGGAAACGTCTGGAGCTCTTGCACAGATTCTAGCACACGACGGTACTTTGGACACGTCCGGCAATGAAGAATTTGATGTTGATGTTGTCAGTGGTGAATTTGTTGTTGGCGAGGTTATTTCATTCGGTGATGTAACCAAACGTATTCAAATTTCTGTATTTGTTGAAACTGGCATTTACCTAGAAAATTTACCATTACGTGTGCCTCAAAACGTGGCAGTAATAGGTGATGAATTTCGTAGAACTATTATTAGACCACAGATAGGCTTTGACAGTTCCAGTCCCTGGGCATTTTTGAATTTTAGACGAGATCCTGTGGTAGACGGACTGACTGTGGCAAATGAACTGTATGGTTATCACTATCTAGCAGATTCCACACAGCCTGTTTATCCCCTGATCAATAACAAAGGTAACTATACCAGTGCTGCACGACTGATCACATTGAATAGAAAGTTTATTCAAGATCAGGTCATAGGTTGGATCAATAATCAAATTTTAACAAACACTGCACCATTTACATCTGCATTTGACTACAATGAAGATATCTGTTATAGAGACGTTGGCTTGATCATAGACTCTATGGTATTTGATTTGAAATGGAGTGGACAGAATCGCACAATTTCTGCTGCATTGAAATACAAGGGACCAGCAGTTCCGGGCAGTAATCCTGCACTAGCTATTGGTGCGCAACTGAGTCAGACTGTGGCCGGTATTCAACGTATCAACACCTTGGCCCAAGACATTATCGACAATGTGAGTATTGCGGCACTGTATACATTGTCCGGTACTGTGGCCACTACTGCCACAGTACCAACACTACAGACTCTAGACGAAGGTCTAGTGGCAGAAGTAGGATCCGATACTGTGATCACATTGTTGACCAATGCCATAGTTGATGTTATCAGCAACAGTGGAACAGTAAACTATCCCAAAGACAACGGCGATATGGACATGTTCTTGTGTAACGATGCTGTAATCCTAAGAGCCATGACCTTCCAGGGTCAAGGTGGATTTGCAATGGTATTAGATCCAGAGGGACAAATCCTTGCTAAATCTCCGTACTGTCAAGAATCTGCATCCTTTAGTAGAAGTATAAATGCCAAGGCATTTTCTGGTGGTATGTTTGTAGATGGATTCACCGGCAATCAGAAATTTGTCATAGACAGCAAAGACAGTAATATATTTTTACGAGTATCGGGACTGCTGAGACCGCCTAATACTCCCTGCAGCTTTATTGTCAGTGGTGAAATTTACAGAATAAACTACATTAGAGGGTATACATTTGGAACAGGTGCTGCTACTGCTACCACAGGTGGATTCAGCACAGCTCAGTTCATCTTGGATGAGCTGACACCTTACACACCTGCTGCTGGATCACGTGCCTGTACATTTAGTACTCCAAATATAACCACTGCATCTGTTCACGAACTACAACCAGGTGCCATTGTGAAATTCAGTTCTACTGGAACACTGCCAACTGGTATCGCTGCCAATCAAGAATACTATGTGTTACTGGCTGGATTTACGCTTACTCAATTCAGAGTTGCCGCAGTAGCTGGCAGTACCACAGCAGTGACTTTTGTAGGTGCCGGCTCGGGTACACACAGTTTTATCAGAGTGTTTGAAGTTCTTATGCCCGGTAATCGTTCCATGCTTAGTAACGACTTTACCCAGGTCTGTGATCTAGGCTACGGACTTATAACCACCAACGGCGGATTGGCCGAAGCTGTGAGTATGTTTACCTACTACTGTCAAATTTCCTACTATTCATTGAACGGTGGACAGATTAGAAGCGTGGGTGGATCTAGTGCTCACGGAAACTTTGCATTGGTAGCGGAAGCCAGTGATCCATTAGAAGTTCCGACTCCCACAGGATTTTACACCGATCTTGCACAGACCGCAACTGTTTATGCTGCATCAGTTGATACGTTGAACGAAAAGGGAGAAAATATATTATATGTGACCTATGATGATTTCTTTCCTTTGCCGAACAGTGAATTAGAAATCAATCATGGAGGCCAAATTGTACGATATGTTGTCACTACGGCACAGATCAGCGATGTTGCCACCAAACGTGCAAAATTAAATATCAGCACCGGCGGCGGACTTTTGGCAGCAGTGCCCCATGGACAACGTGTTACAATTAGAAACAACAGTTTCCATGTGTTACACGGAGACATTGTAGAGGTAGCAACTAGACCTAGTACTGCTCTGATACTAAATGACAGTAATTTTGTCTACAGACAATTGGAATTCACAGACTATGATTCCACATATGATCTAGAAACCTATACTATCACAGGTATAAACTATGGCACTGGGGTGATAACCACTGATATCAATCATAGACAACGTGCAGGATATCAAGTGAGATTTGTCAAACCTCCAGGCGCAGTGTTGCCCAATGAGATTACTGCAGGTGTCACAGTTGACGACGGTGTCATATACTATGTCAAGACTGCACCAACTCCTACCACATTTACCATTTCTGCTACAGAAACAGGCTCAGGCATAACCACATTTACTGGATCGGCGGTGTCGGGAAGTCCCACAATGGTTCCTTACGGTCTAGCCCTGGCACAAGGTAGAGAAAATTATGATTATATAGAAATCACTGTGTATGAGCCGGGTGTAGAAACAGGTGCGGCCAATACTGTAACCAGTATAAGCACTGCGGCCAATACGTTTACCAAAAACAGTCACGGACTCACAGCTGGTCAACCTGTGAGATTCAGTGCCAGTGTGTTGCCTGGAGGACTAACTGCAAACACAGTGTACTTTGTAACCACTTCTGGACTAACTGCCAATGATTTCAGTGTTAGTACCAGAGCGTTAGTAGACAGTACATTTATAGGTGTGCCTACTTCTTTGGCATTTTCAGTGGGGCCATCCCTGGGAACATCTACTGGCGCTGGTCCTTATTTTACAACCATTTCAAATATCATCTGTTTGGAAAATCTTATATTGGGATCAAGTTTGGTAGCAAAGCCAAATATTACCGGTGTTAGCGCAGTAGGTGACGGTGTTACCTGCACATTGACGTTTACCGCTCAAAACGTTCCTCCATATTTGCCATTCCAGTTGATTACTGTGAGCGCATTTGCTGTAGGTGGTGTGCCATTCAATGGCGCACAAACCGTGGTGACCTGTACCAATACCACTGTGACATTTGCCAGCGCAACCATTGCTACAGACAGCGGTGGTGTCATAGCTACTGGTGGTACAGGCGCATTAGGTGCGGACTCAGTGATTTATTCTGTTTCTGCAGCTACCAACAGCATTGTGGTGCAGTCTTCTACAGCAGCCACAACAGGAACAATAGCCTTTCAACTAGAAGGCAGTGTGTTAGATATCACCACAACCGGTACTGCCGTAACCTACAAACTGATTCAAGGCGAACGTGGTGATGCTACCTTTGGTATAGGAAACCTAGGCGGCAGTGACGGTGATAGATTGTTGACTGGTATAGCTGCTGGTACATTTTATAGATTTGTACACGAAGGCCAAGAATATGAAATAACCAATTATCAAGACAGTCTTACCACTGGTCAAGACTATGCACTACTAACAGTCAGTCCAGCATTGACACGCAGTGTGGTCAGATTCAATGATACGCCTACTCTAAAGGGATCGGTTCCTGGACCAAGCGCACTATCCGATGGTACACTGACCATTAGAATCAGTTTGACTCGTGTTACGTCACATGATCTATTGGAAATTGGTACAGGTGGTTATGCCGATACCAACTATCCTAGCGAAATCTATGGACCTGCCGTTAATTCAATTATTTCAGTACCTACATATGCCACACAGGCAGATACAGAAACAGGCGAACTAGTATTACGTGCGCAGATGCAGGAACGAGGCTCGGGGCGTACATTCTTTGTGACCACTGACCAATTTGGTAACTTTAACGTTGGTCCGTTCTTCCGTGTTGATCAGGGTACTGGTACTGTTACATTCTCAGCTTCAATTGCGCTGAGTCAGTTAGACGGTCTAGGATTTAAACGTGGTACAACAATTTCTGAATTCTCCACAGCAATGGACGAAGGTCGTGTTGACGCGGTGCCTACAGAATCAGCGGTTAGAACCTACATTGGTCGTAGATTGGGATTGGACTTCAATGGCAACATTGTTGCCCTAGGCGATCGTGTGCCAAACAATGTGGGCTTTATGGCTCTTAGTGGTGACTTGGCGTGGGTTGGACCTGCTGACATGGACATGAATTCGTACAAGATTGAAAATCTTGGGGTGCCTACATTAGCCAGTGATGCTGCCAGACTGGACAGTATTACAATTACTAATCTAAAAGATACCGACGGAACCAGCCTATTTAATTTTTCACAGTCACAGGCAGGTCAATTGTTAGCCTTGGATGGTACGGGTAATACAATTATCAATGTGACACCTACAGGTGAAGTTACTTTTGATATATTGTTAGGTGATAGTACTACCAACATCATAAGAACCACTATCAGTGATGGTGTCATTGACGATGCCAATATCATGTCCACTGCGGCCATTGATCAGGCCAAGTTGAGTTTGAATGATGCTTATGCTACTATATCAGCCAGTATTACCAATGTGACTGCAACTGGTAGCGGCAGTACAGCTACTATAACATTCCCTGTAGCACAGTCCAGTGCTCCGTTTACAGCGGGACAAAAAATTGTAGTTACAGGATTGTCTGTGAGTGGATACAACGGAACTTATACCGTTGCAACCTGCAACACCACTGTTGTTACCTATAGTAATACAACTACAGGATCAGCTATCAGTGGAACTGTAGCAGCTCTACGAGGTATATCAAGTTTTGACAGTGCTCAATTTACACTAACCAACGGTTGGGCTACAATCAAAGACAACGGTCTAGCATTGACCAAATTAGCACAGGTGGGAGCAGATAGACTATTGGGCAACAGTACAGCTTCAACAGCCGATGTTGCTGAAGTGAGCTTTGCCACAGTGGTTGATGAAGGCCTGGCTTTGAGACTGTCGGACTATGGCAGCGCCACAAGTACTGGTTATCTACGACACACAGGCGGCGATGGCACTGTTCGTGCAAGTTGGGCATACAGCATTGTTGACGAAGCTTCTGCTGCCACTGTGAGCACTTTGGTTAAACGTGATAGCAACGGAGATTTTGCTGCACGTAATGTAGATCTTGCTCAGCTTAAAATTGACAGCATATTATCCATTGACAGCAGCGCCAGCGGCACTGGTGGATTTCTTCAGTATTATGGTTATCTAGGACAAGTGGGTATTTACATAGGTGATGGTACAGTACCAGCTAGCGATAAGAAAACTTACTACAACAACACACAGCACGTATTCCGCAGTCAAGACAGTGCCACAACATTTGCCACTCTCGACTCTACTGGTATTAGTGTAGCAGCATTAAAAAGTTGTACCAGTATCAGCACAGGCGCTGTGACAACACCTGGAACTATAGAGGGCTATTGGTCATTGAGTGGTAGCAGTAGATTCCAAGCTACCTATGCTGCTGACCTAGCAGAATACTACGAAGGTGACAAGGAGTATGCTGTGGGCACTGTGTTGATATTTGGTGGAGACAAAGAAGTTACAATAGCAAATCGACAAGGTGATCATAGAGTGGCTGGTGTAGTAAGCGATAATGCTGCCTATTCCATGAATGGTGATTGTCCGGGCTTTAAAAATCAAGTGGCTCTACAGGGTAGAGTTCCTTGTCGAGTAGTTGGAAAAATTGAGAAGGGAGACCTGCTGATTGCCAGCAACATTGCAGGCTGTGCTGTAAGTGCAGGCGGTGATGCTAGAACAGGCACAGTGATTGGCAAAGCACTAGAAAACTACAATTCAGATCATATTGGCACTATTGAAGTGGCCGTGGGAAGAAACTAATGGCACAACAAACACTAAACGCAGGCAGTCCTCCAATAGTATGGAGCACAGTAGAAGATGCATTTACAAAAATAAATGCCAACTTTGACGAACTGTATGGTAGCATAGGAGGTCCGGGAGGAGTATTAGACTTTACCAGTCTCAGCACTGATATTAAACCCAGTGCCAGCGAAGTCTACGATCTTGGTAGTCCAACAGCTCGGTGGAGAGATCTTTATCTAGCTGGATCAAGTTTATATCTAGGCTCGGCACAGATAACCGCTGACGGAGCTGGTGTTGTGAATTTGCCGGCTGGCACTACTGTTGCAGGAGAGTTAATTAGAAATCCTGCAGAAACCAATTTCAAAACAATTACAGTTAGTGGTCAATCAAATATTGTTGCAGATAGTTTTGAAGACACATTGACTGTAGCAGCAGGCAATGCTGGTATAACATTGACCACAAATGCCGGCACTGACACATTAACCATTGCCAACAGCGGTGTTACAGACCTCACAGGAACTGCGGGGCAGATTGCAGTGAGTGCTGCAACGGGTAGTATAACACTAACCAATTTGGGAGTCACTAGTCTAACTGGCACAGCAGGTGGCATCGGAGTAAGTGCTGCAACTGGCGGTATAACATTGACCAATCTCGGTGTCAAGCAGATCGTAGGAACTGCCAGTCAGATTGGTGTAACTGGTGATGGCACTGGAATAGTAACCATTACCAATTTGGCTCCTGCAAGTCCAACATTTAGATTTATTGTTGTAGACGGTGCTACTCTGCAGCCAGTGGCAGCTGACAATATTTCAGATACATTGAATTTGATATCTGGTCCTGGTTTAACAATTACCAAAGACACTGCCACAGATACACTGACATTTAGTGTAAACAGCAATTTAGATATCAGAGGTTCGGTGTTTGCAGATGACTCCACCATGTTGGTAGATGCTACCAATGGCGTACTGAGAGGCACGTTGATCGGTACCGTGGTCGGTGACTTAAAAGGATCTATATTTGGCGACGACTCAACAAAGATTGTTGATGCTGTGGAGAACAAAGTATACGCAGAATTTTTTGGCAACTTAACTGGTAATGTAACTGGTAATTCTAGCTCGGCAACAGTTTCAACTACATTAGATATTACAGATACCAACGGACTGACAACTGTTTATTATCCTACGTTTGTTGAGAATAGAACTACTGGTCAAACTGTTAGAGCAGATATTGATCTATCATACAGAACAGATACCAATACACTAACAGTACCAAACATTGCTGGTAACTTAACTGGGTCAGTTACCGGTAATATTTTTACATCATTGATTGATTCATCAGATTCATCAGCAATTACTGTAACTCCTGCAACAATATTCAGTTCGGATGTAACTGTAGAAAATGATCTAGACGTTACACAACGATTAAGAGTTCAAGGCAGCAGGGTTATTAATATAACAGAATTACAAGCCATTGTGGCGGTCAGCATAGACTTTACTGACTTCCAAACAAGAATAGCTGGTTTGGTATAATTGGAGCGATAAATGGCAAAACAGAATATTAATGTAGGCACCACAGCCAACGACAAGAAAGGCGATAGCCTACGAGCTGCGTTTCAAAAAGTAAATGCTAACTTCACAGAACTTTACACAGCACTGGGAATAAATGCAGATGTCAATTTAAATATTGGCGCATTTGAATTCACTGGTAGCACCCTGAGTACCACAGACAGCACACCCGTTGTAATTGATCAAGCAACCACCATAACCAGTAACTTAACAGTTGGCGGAGATATGTTGCCTAGTGTGGCCAATGGTGGCGATCTAGGTAGTTCAACATTGCCTTGGCGCAGTCTGTATGTCAGCAATAACACAATTTTCCTAGGTGGCACAGCATTATCTGTAGATAGTCAAGGTAATCTATTAGTGGGAGGGCAGTTTATAGCAGATGTTGGCACAGCAGCCTGGAACAGTATCACAGGCAAGCCCACATTCGCTACAGTGGCTACTACAGGTGCCTATGCTGACCTAACTGGCAAGCCAACTATACCAACCAGCTTTGACAGCTTAGTCAACGGTGCTAACACAGTTAGTCTTGGCTCAGATGGTAAACTAACACTACCAAACGGTTCTACCATAGGAGATGCTGATACTTCCGCTGGTGTCCCAATAACCACAGCCCGTGGCACAATATTGTTGGGCAACCTAGCAGAGTGTGCAGGCGGGGAAAGTCATTTCCACATAATGAAAGGCGGCCAGCAGGCCATTGATTTGTTCTTGGGTGATGACAGCAACTATGTAAAACTGCCAAGCACTGGTGGGGTTGAAATAGCCACACAAAATTTCAATCAATATTCTTGGAT